TCAGTACTTGATTTCTATACATTTCTGCCAATTTATCTACAGGTTCCACGATAGTAACAACCCAGTCCGATGGAATGGGAATCGTTGTGTCCTTTGAAATAGGAATCCAAGGAAACAGAGCAACTTGGAAAGACCTATCTTCATCAGAAACAATATCTGAAGGATTTTTCATCCTAATTGAACAGGGTTTCTCTAGAAAATATCCAACAACTTTTGGATTTTCCTCATCACCAACCACCATCTCTTTAACATCGGAGATAATATCTTCTCCAGATTTAAGAAGAACTAATTTTACAGTCATAGTTTTTTTCTCTTCATCAAGGTCATTCTAGCAATAAAAAAGGGAGGCGTCAAGTTTGCTCTCTCTTTTTTGCTTCTCTTATCTTAGCTGCCTCACTCATTTTTCTTTTTGTTTCTTCGCTCATTTGCTTTTTTGCTTTACTCATTTTTCTTTTTGTTTCTTCACTTTTTGGTTTTCCGCATAAAGATTTACTCAATTTTTTCTTAGTTTCATCAGAAAGTTTTCTACCCTTGTATAAGTTAGAAAGGTAAAGTTTAGCATCTTCTGGAAATATTCTACCTTTACTTTTCTCACCTATCTTTTTTTTAGTTTCTTCACTATGTTTTCTATTACGCATTTTTTGTTTAGTTTCTTCCGTATGAGAAACAAATACAGGAGGAGCATCACCCCCATCAGTCTTATTTTCTAATATTCCAGTTTTTTTATTTTTTCTCCCCAATATACTTATTATATAAACTTCATGTCTATATGCTTCATTTTCACTTAAATTTTTCTTTAATAAAATAATTTTATCGTTGGTGGGCACCCTAACTGAATGATTTTTATCCCAGGCTCTATTACCGCTCCCCTTACCAATATAATAAGGAATATTATTTTCATCAAAATAAGCATAGGTATAATAATTCATTTAAACATTCCTACCTTTTATTGATATTTATAAACAAAAAAGGGAGGATTACTGGATTTTGCCAGTTACCTCCCTATGGCATAGCGCCGACGATATTCAATTATATTTATAGGTAATCTTTGCGCTTGTGATGTTCTGGAACAATCTTACCAAGAGTAACTGTCAATAACCCATCCTCAAATTCAACTGATCTAACTTCCGTTTCATCTGAGAGCGTCCAAGCTCTGGTGAAAGATCGTTGAGCCAATCCTTTGTGGACATACTTGGTATCGGTTTCTTTATCTTCTTTTTGTCCTTCGATAAAGAGTTTTCCATCTTGGGTGTAGACATAGACTTCTCCTTTCTTAAATCCAGCAAGAGCAATTTCCAATTTCGATTCAACATTGCTCACTTGAACAAGATTATATGGGGGATAATTGGAAGTTGTTTCGTGAAGTTTAAATACACGGTCAAAGTATTCATCCATTCCAATAGTATTGCGGTTAATTCTTTCCAGCAAAGCAGGAAGATCCGCAGCCTGATATTTCATAAGGTTAGTCATTATGGTAGCTCCTTTTTAAGCGAGTTTGTGTTTTGTGGACCCTTTCGGCATCCAATACTAATTATACAAGAAACGAAAAAAAGAGGTACGGAAAAAACCGAACCTCTTTTTAGGGTGTTCCGACTTTTGTAGAGACCGCACGAAAGGTCTCATACTTATTTATTCGGTTTCTACTGCCTTTCCTTTCTTACCAATATTATACTTTTGCTCAAGAATCCAATCATTCTTATCTTTATAAGCAAGAACTTTGATTTGATTCAAAGGTGCAATATCTGTTGCAGAATCTTCATTAACTAAAGTAATCAAACCCCAATCAGATAGAAGTCTAGCAATTCTGTTCCTACGCTGAACATCATTGATTGTCAAGTTTGCGTGTTTACCATCGAGAGCAAACAGTTCTTTAAAATGAACAAGATAGTATCTACCTTGTTTGTGTAGAATGTGGCAACTTTGATAGAGTTTTTTCTCTTTTCTTGATGCCACTCCAATACGAGTTAAAGTCTCACGAACCTTTAGAAAATCATCAGGTTCATTTAGAATAACTTCAACCATCATACTAGGAGACCACTCCACTTGAGGTTCAATTGTATTTGTCATTTTTTTCCACCCTTTTCAAGTTTTTTCTCGATAAATTCAAGTTGTTCTTTATTTATAATCTTTAGTGCTTGACTAGCCTTATCATTACTATATCCATAGTATTCTTTAATAAGATGAAGATTTTTTTCCTTTTCCTTTTTCATCCAAGGAGAAAATCTCTTCTTTTTCCTAAGAGCATTTAGATAAAAGGCGTATTGCATATCCTTAGACAAATGATGATTCATATTCATCTCATTTGCATAAAGAACACAATCAATATGTCCAGATAAGCATCTATTGATAATAAAGGGTGGGTAATCTTTTACTTCTTCGGATAAATCTTCTTTAGTAAAATTAATAGAATTCAACCAATCTTTAAGTTCCATAATCAAAATACTGCCGTCACACTTACAATTGTAGCATTCGGATTGCGAGCAAGAGCAACTTCCTTGGCATCCTTATAATCTTTAGCAATCACTTCCTCTTTGAAGACTGTGCCTGCTTTATACAATGTTACTAGACATTTCATAATTAAAAAGTAAGAGTTCTTTACGTTGTTTTTGTTCTCTCATATATTCACCAACGGAACGCATTGTATAAGTCAAATCAAACTCAGCAGCTTTCCAGTTCTTAAATCTATCTTTTACAAGTTGATCAGAATTATAACTAATCAATTGATCCATATTATTAGAGTCGCAATCAGAAGCAAACTTATCGTGATCAAATCCTTTATGCATTGATCCCTTACGCCCATAGAGATTGTCCTTAATGTCATAAGGAGGATCGAGATACATAAAAACTCCCTTATCCCCATCCATCAGATAATCATACGAATAATTAGTTATACGCCAATTAGCAATTAACTGAGAATACTCTGGCAGTTTTTGAATTCCTCGCATTGAGAAGTTGGAGTTACTTGCTTGCTCTGAAAAAGATGAACTTTCTGTGAGACCACTAAAAGAACATTTGTTAACAATATAGAAAGCAACAGCACGATTAAAGTTCGTTTCAGACTCATCATTGATATGTCCCTTTGACTTTGTAAATAATTCTCTTGCCAATTCTGGGGTATTGTAAGCAAGTTTACAATCAACCAATTCGTTTTTAAGATCCTCCCCAAACATCTGGAGTTGCTGCCAGAAGTTTACAAGAGGTTCATATAAATCATTAACCCATATATCTAGGTTGGGATACTTTTTGGTAATATGAATTGCTACACTTCCTCCGCCAAGAAATGGTTCACGAAATCCATTGTAGTTGCGAAGATCAGGAAAATAGGTATCCATCTTGACACAAGCACGAGACTTGCCTCCAGGATACCTCAGGGGAGTTTTTAATTGTTTTTGACTAATCATTCAAACTCTCCTGTCTTATTTTTACTAGAAGTATATGAAGAAGGTGGTACATAAGGAGGAACGCAAGTTACAGTAATAGAAGAAGACTTACTTGCTTCTGCCATCTCACGATATCCAAGTCCGACATAGATTTGCCCACCAACTACAGCAACTGCCATCGAACCCCAAAAAATGTAATACCATTGAGATTTGATTTGATGCTTTTTCATAGAATTAATTTTTTAGATGGTGGAGTGGTAATAGTAGAAAACATTTGATTATACTGATCTACAATTTGTTCTTGAACATCAGCGATATAAACAATATATTTTTTAGTAATCTCCAATTCTTCACCCTTTCCTTTAAGGAGAGGAGACCAAGGAGCAAATCCTAATTGTCCCTGTCCAGTAGGAATAGCAACGATAGGATTAGAAATAACAATTACTTCTTCACCAACATCAGTTTTATCATCAATCAGGTCGGCAATAACATCTTCACCAGACCACATACGAATTAGTTTTACGTTCATAATTTTTATTTAAAGTTACATTCTACCATAATTTCAGTCAATGCAGCAAGGAGGTTAATCTCCTGGTCAGCTACGAATGCAATTTGATACTGATACTTAGCAATAATAAGCACAGCAGAAGGAACGCTAGCGTTTTCAAGGGATACAGAAAGAGCATCGTAAATACGACGGAGAAGTACACTAGAGTCATTGTCAAGATTATTGACGACCCACTTACGAACTTCGGTAAAGTTTTTTTCTTTGAGACTTTTAATGAGATCATTGATATTTACATCAGAGAATGAAGCAAGAATTGCGGAATCGATTTTACCGCTAGTTGAGTACCTTTGGCACTCATTAAGAACACGCCTCCAATCAGGGAAGTGTTTGTTTATTAGTTCTGCAATAACTTTTGGATCATATTCAATACCCTCTTCCTCAAGAACATTCCTGAGACGGTTGAAGAAGGCAGCAGCAAGTTCTGCTTTTGCCTTTCCATTGATTGAGAAATCAATAACAGCACACCTTGAGTGGAGTGGTTCAATGATTTTGTTCTTGTAATTACAGGTAAAGATGAATCGACAGTTGTTATAAAACGTCTCAATATTTGCCCGTAGGAGGAGTTGTACATCGTTTCCTGTGTTATCTGCTTCGTCAATGATGATAACTTTGTGTTTTGCAGACGAAGAAAGTGAGACGGTCGAAGCAAAGTTTTTTGCTTGGTTCCGTACCGTGTCCAGAAATCGTCCTTCATCAGATCCATTGATGACATAATAATCAACTCCCAACTCATTACAAAGTGCTTTTGCTACAGTAGTTTTTCCAACACCAGGAGGACCTGAAAGTAGCAAGTTTGGCACTTCTCCTTTATCTAGAAATTCTTTAAAAGTCTTTTTTGTTGCCTCTGGTAGAATACATTCTTCAATTGTCTTTGGGCGATATTTTTCAACCCACAGGAATTCATCCCGCATAATAAATTATTCCCCGATAGTGTGAATCACTGGTTTTTCGTAAGCCAGTATACGATACAACTCTGCATTTTGTCCAGAAGAAACGGGAATAAACTCCGTCTCTGAACTAAAATCATCATCACGAATTGCTTGATTGATGACGATAGAACCATCTTCTCCTGAGATGCTACGATGATAAGTTCCAACAGGAATTACAAGAGCACCAGAACTGCGATTAAGATGCACAATATGATAAGGATATTTCCATTCTGGATTCACTAATTCAAATGTACGAAGACCAGATAAAACACGATTATGGTCTATCTGATGATAGTGAATATAAAATTGTTTTGCTCCAACAATATCATCAGGAGGAGAAATAGCAGGTCCAGTATGAACAACTAAATCAGAAGCATTAGAATCTTCTACAGAGATGTCATAAAAAATAACAGAATTAGTCTCCCGAAATACTCTATGCTTTTTAAAATTAACTTCACTCATAATCAAATCCAGTCAGGTTTACGGTGGGGAAGACGAATATAATTATCACATACCCAAGGTTTAGAAGCAATATACATTTTATATGCGTCAAATGTAGAAATGCTTGTGTCCAATTTGTACTCATCTGGCATTGCCCTCACAAAGGGGGTTGGGTCGTTGCTAGAGGACCTTCCAGAATCGCCTGTAGGGAAGATTTCCCGTGCTGCTAGGAGCGTGTGGAAGCAGGTATGAACCTTGCCGTAGCGTGCCGCATACTCCTCACAGAGGGCGAATCCGTGAGCGATGAGCCACTGCCAGTTCATCACAAACTCTGATGCCCACTTGGTACAGGGATGATTGCGAAAAGCACCCTTCTCAGTCGCATAGGGAGTACCGTCTGCTTTGGGAAGAGTGCCGAAACCGTGTCCCCACTTGTCAGAAGCAACAATAGAAAGCATTTGACAAGTTTCAAGGGGCATTTTAACAATATGTTTATCAGGAAGAACCCTGGCAGATTCCCAAGGGTCAGAAGAAGTCACAAAGATGTTCATTTTAAAAATTTGAGAAGGTATCTCACCCCCCATTCTAGTGTATGGGAGGGAATATCGTCAATGTTTTCTTCAAGAATATTTTTTGCCTTTACAATTCTTTCCTCACCACAAGCACGAGCAGTGGCACCAGAAGCACGGATAAACTCTTGATAATCTTCAGAATTATTAAATTTGACTCCACTAATGTAAAGTTCTCTCACTTGACGAAAAAGTTCTTCAGTCTCTGGTTCAAAAGTAATAGTCTTATCCTTAAATGGAATAGACATTGTTTTCATACAAGACATACTAAACTTCATTGCCTTTCTAGTTTCTTCAAGAGAAAGAGCGTGTGATTCGGAGTCACGGAATGCATATTGAATACATCCATTAGAACACTCCATCACTCGAAGAATTGCTAGTTTATCCTTTTCGGAATCTGAAAGATTGTTGAAAAGAGTTTCCCAGTCTTTCATTCAAGTGGTCTCACAAATTCACTACAAATAATTTCCTCCGAACCAAATTGAGTTTTCATATATTCAACTCCGAGTTGAGGATCTGAATGATCTCCACAAGTAAAAATATCACACACTGCCATTCCCATCTCGGGCCAAGTATGAATACTAATGTGACTTTCAGCAAGCATAGCAACGCAAGTTACACCTTGAGGGTCAAATTTGTGAGAGTTTAATGCAAGTAGAGTTGAATTGCATTTTGTGGATGTATGATAGACAACATCTCTAACATAGTTCTCATCATCTAGAAGATCAGGAGAACATTTTTTAAGTGTAAAGAGAATATGCTTCATTATCCAAATGTGCTATCGGGTTCTAGGGCGATGTAGTAAACTAGATCGTAAGATGTATTTTTGAAACGAGAAAGAAGTTTAGAAGAGATAACAACCTCATAGTTTCCAGGAAGAATCTTGATGTTTTCCACCTTAAAGTTGAAAGAAAACTCTTCATCAGTCTCTCCAACAATCACAGAGAAATCATTGGAAGTATCGTTCTTCTTATCACGAACAACCAGTTTTACTACACCTGCCTCACCAACCACAGACAAATCGGGAAGTTGATATACAGATGCTGCTTTCAGTAGTTTATCAAGTTCTTTGGTATCGAGAATGAAACAAACATCTTCACTAGGAAGACTGATTGATTTATCGGGTGGAGTAATAATTACATTGGGATCTGCAAAGAAATACTTGGAACGAGACTTACCTTCTTTGATTACAACATAACCATCATTCTGAAAATCAAGTTCAGCACTTTGATGAAGATTCAATCCATTCAGAAATTGATTCAAATCATAAATTCCAAAGTCCTTAGGAAGTTCTTCATCAATGGTTGCTTCTGCGAGAATATTCTTCATCACAGAAATGGTACGGAGATTATTTCCCTCCTTAAAAAGGATAGACTGATTGATAGAAGAGAAATTCTTCAACAGAGTCAGAGTTTTATCAGACAGTTTCATAGTTTTTTCTTTAAGTTTCATAATCAACGGAATTCGGTAAGACCGTTATCTTTGCGGGTATAATGCCCATCAAAGTGAAGTAGAAGCATAGCATAGTGAATAACTTTCATCAAATCACGCTTGTTACGCCCATCCTTATCACCATAACGAGAACCATACTTTAGGATGTTTGCCTGACAGAAACCTGCTGCTAGTTTCTTTGCTGCCATAAGGTCAATGGTCTGGATGTCGGCATAACCATCAGTATCACCACAGTAATGACCGTGATAAGTAGTAGTTACATAGTCTTCAACATCCTTAAGGATTTTATCTTCGTTATATTTCCAAAGATGATTTTTTTTATCAGTCATACTTACAGGTTTATTTTCAATTTGAATCATATCATTAGAATTGATTGAGAACACGTATTCGGTTCCGTAAGGGTGCTCATCCATAATAAAAGAGGAGATAGTTTTACCTCCCCATATTCTATCAGTTTGCCACCTGTTCGTCAATATATTCTACAGTCAGTTCAGGTTGCGAAGGCATTTGGAAGTCAGCATCAACCTTGTCGTACAGTTCCAAGAATGCTTGCTTGGTTTCATCATCAAAGCGGTTTACACACACTTGAATTGCCTTTGCCTTATCTTGAAAGATGCTGTAGGCACGAATGATGTGAACCAGGCGGCGGGTGCTGATGATTTCTTCAATACCACCATCATAGAAGGTCTTGCGGATGATATCACCCCAATCCACCAGGCGCTTGCAGAACTCACGATCCTCCACACCAAGGTCCAGAGCAATACCCTCAAGGATTTTTTGTTCTGTTGCAGGGGCAGGATAGGTTTGCTCAAAGGTCACAGGGAAACGCTCTAGGAACGCCTCATTGAGCACGTTGGTGCCGATGAACCTACCGTCATCAGAACCCTTGCCCTTGGTGTTTGCAGTGGCAATCACGTTGAATCCAGCAGCAGGTTTGACCCAGCGACCAATCTTCTTCAGGAAGACACCTTTGCCTTCAAGGATGGATTGGAGACACAGAATTTTGTTGCTAGCGAGGTCGATTTCGTCAAGAAGCAGGATTGCTCCTCGCTCCAGTGCCTCAATGACGGGACCGTTGTGCCAAGCAGTATTCCCATCAACAAGGCGGAAACCCCCGATAAGGTCGTCTTCATCAGTTTCAATAGTAATGTTTACACGAATCATTTCACGCTTCAGTTGAGAACACGCTTGCTCCACACTGAACGTTTTACCATTACCCGACAGACCCGTAATGAACGTAGGGTAAAAGAGACGGGACTGGATAATTTTCTTAACATCAGCAAAGTTACCAAACTTGACGAAAGTATCATCTTTTTCAGGAATAAGATTTTGTTCCACAGCAGGAAGGGCGGCAGGTGCTTGATAAGAACGTTCAATCTCTTCGACACGATCTTGAGTCACTTCAAGATTCCAACGACCGCGAGTAGTCTTATAGTTAGCAAGTTTTTTAACAACAGTCTGATAATTTTCATCATTCATAACACACCAAGCACGGATATCACTAGAAGCAATGTTATTGCCATAAAGTGCTTGAAGGGAGGAGCGGATGTAGTCAGAAGAGAGAGTCATTTGTGTTTTGTTTCAACCTAGTCATTATAAAGCAAAATGGGGGTTTCAAGAACCCCCAGTGGTCAGTTCGCCAACTGGTTCTTGAGTTTCTCAAGGTAGTCGGAACTGGCAATGTGTCCAGTATAACCTGGATAGTATTTTTCTACAAGTGCTGGTATTCCCATAGCAGTAATGCTGCTATCACATTTAATCCAGACTTCTTTAGTGTCGTATTTTAGTATATGTTCTAGTGGAAATTTAGTTTTCATACAACTAAGGAAATAAACTCACCAAGAACTTTTTTATTTAGTTTTTTGGTTTTAAGAGATTTTACAAATGCGCTTTTAATTTGAGATTTAGTAGCACATTCAGCAACCTCAAACTCAGTATCCTGAGAAAGTGACGAAGATGACATTCCAAAATATGCATGATATCCAGAATTTGTAATAGTAAAACTCTTCAGTTTTTTCCAATCATTTTGGATTTTATCAAACTGTTTATCAAGTTGAGAATGATAAAGTTTAATAAATTGCTGAGCACTACGATTTTCAAGAACCCTAATTCCAATAAAATTGGTAGAAGGAAATTTATCTCGCAGATTTCTAATTAGAATATTTGTGAAGGAATGATACCCATTGTCAAATTTATAAGTTGTGCCGAGTTTACGGTCACGGAGAAATGTAGAATTTGGATAAACATAAGAACTACCAAGATATGGATTTTTTTCCCACTTGGATTTGATTTCCCTATAGTAAGTTAGAGGATTTGCTTCACCATCAGTCAAAACAATACACTGAACCTTTTGAAGTTTATAGTCTTTTTGAAACTTAGGAAGAATCTGATGAAGAGAAATCATTGCCTCATTCAAGGGAGTTCCAGACAAACACAACCGAGCTGGATGTGTATAGGAACAATTATAAGATCTACGAAAACAACAAGCAAGACGCCAGATGTTAATAAGTTGATGCTCTAGTTCTTTGCCAGATACTTTGCTACTAAGCATATTCATCATAGAAAAGGTTTCATCCACAATCAAAAGACTTTCTTTCTTCTCATAATGTGGAGTGCGATCAGCAGCAAAATACTTATCGTTCTCATAGTCATACTCTCCACGACGCCATTCATTAGTGAAAGCATAAACCTCAAAGGGAATAGAAACTTTCTTACAGAACCATACAAGATTGAAGAGTTGCTTACAGGTATCAAGCATCACATCGGACATAGAACCACTCCAATCCAGAACAAACACTAGACCGTGATTCTTACCATCAGGAATTATAGAAACTTTCTTGAACAAATCCTCATTATACTTGTAGGTATGAAGACGAGTGGTATCAAGAACTCCTGTACGCGCAGTTGAAGCACGAGCATACTGGTCTGCTGCTTTACGGCACTCAAACTCTTTCACAAGATAGTTTACTTCCTTTTGAGCAGAAGACTTAAACTTCATAAACTCAAGGTCAGTTTCTTTGTATAGATTTGATGGAGTAACCCCGTGTGAAGATGCCCACTCATTATGAATTTTTTGTTGATGGGAGAAAGAGTTATCAATCTCCTTATGAACATCAGAATTTTTGCCAATAACCGTGTCAAGATTTAGTTTGGGAATTTCCACATAAGTATTCTCATATGGATCATTGCCTACAAGATTACGAATCTTTTCTTCCAAAGAATCAGCAGTACGGACTTCAGGTTCATTCTCATCACCAGCAGAAGAATTGACTGGAGTTTGGTCTCCCTGAGCAGTTCCACCAGAACCATCTTCCTCCTTAGATTCTTTGGGTTGAGAATTATCAACATCTCCATCTTGTTCGGAAGAAGACTCATTAGTTTCAACAACTTCTCCAGAAGAAGACTGAGAATTGCCACTCATTTCGTGAGCATCAAAGTCAGCGACTTTTTGTTCCTTCTCCTTTTCCTTCTTACAATACTTATAAAGTTCTTCAGCAGCAATCAGAACATCAGCAAAAGATTCGGTTGCGACAATCAAATTGACAATCTCTTGCTCCTCAGAATTAAAATCCAGAGTCACAAAGTTACCGACCTTGAAGTAAAGGTTTACGCGGTCAGCAAGATTAAAAGTAGAAATATCCTCATCACCAATCTGAAAGAAATCATCTTGATTCAGTTCTTTATACCCATTGAAAAAAGTCTTAGAGAGACCAGCATATTTACGCTTCATCAGTTTCTCAATGCGAGCATCCTCAACGATGTTCACAAACTGCTGAGGAACTTTTACAGTTTCCGTCCAATCCTCATCAGGAGTAAAGAGTGCGTGACCCACCTCGTGCCCCACCAGAAGGTCATATACGGTGCCACTTGCCTTCTCCCAGAGAGGCAGGGTCAGAACGCGAGTATGAACGTTAAAGCAGGCAGTAGAGACCTTTTTATGCTCCACCACGAGGTCCTCAGTGGCAAGCAGTTTGGCAAGTTGAGATTTGATTTCGTGGAGAACTGGCATTGGTTTTATTTCGTATGAGACTATTATACAAAAAAAGGAGGTCCTGAGACCTCCCAATGGACAGTTTCAAAAGTGGACCTCAGTCGGCACTTACACCAGTTTTTCTCTGTCTTTCAAGTTTCTTACCTTTTGGTTTTGAACCACCACCACCTTCTCCATCATATGCAACGTGACCATATTCAGATTGTCCACGAAGATAATTTCTATCTTTTTGAGTCATATTACTTCTTTGATAAGAATGCCAAGCAGGTTTGGTGGATTTCTTACCCCTGTTTCCAGCATCGGGATTACCAGTTCTGTCAAAATGTTTTTGGGCAGATTTTACTTTCTCAGTCTTTTCACCCCTTTTTGAGAATCCACTTGCTGGAGTTGTTCTTCTCTTATTAGCAAGGTCTCCAAATGCTTTCCTTGCCTTTGGAGTTTGTCCATAAGAACCTTCTGCTTCATCAATATACTGTTCTCCAAGTTCTCCCATTGCTTTTTGCTTACGGAGTTTCTTAGGATTCTTTGTCTTGTCTGCAGAGTAGTTACTATCATCACCCTCAGGGTCTATAGAACTACGATGTCTTGTAGATCTTTCTTCATCATCAATCTTTGCACGACTTCTCTTTGCTTCATCTGGAGAATACGTTCTACCACTGTTATACCATTCTTTACCTACGTGACCTCTCTTCTTGGCATCTGCAGAATCTTCTCTACGCTTGATATTTCTACGATTTGCCTTAAAATCCTTCATGGACATACCTTCAGCAATCATCATAAACTCTTTAAACGTTTTCATATTAGCAGACACTTTTTAGATATTTATAAAAAAGAAGCGTCTCGTTGATTGAGACGCTTCTTGAGTGATTGTCTTCGTGCTTTTGCTTGTCGAAGTGCTTGTGGTTTAAGTTTTCGTTTCTGTTCTTTCTTAGAGTGATGCTGCCAATTTGGAGTGTTCATTGTTCTTTGGTGTATCAGGACACCATACGCGAAAAACCTTTGACTTTTTCAAACTTGAGGACACTTTCAAATCTGTCCTCCATTCCAGTCTTATGGGAAATGATAAACACATTAGTATCTTTAATCACATAACGAATAATCTTAAGGAACTCTTCTGTACCAAAACCGTCTAATGAACTATCAAATACCTCATCGAGAATCAATAGATTTGTATTGGTTGAATTTTTTAACTTGGCAACTTCACGCCAGGTAAAGAGAAGTGCCAAGTCTATTCGTTGTTTTTCACCTTCACTGAAAGAAGAATAAGAGAAGTCTTCGTGAATTGGAGACTGGACAGTTTCATTGAATTCTTCATCAAGAGTAAAGTTAATGTAAAAATCCATCATTTGAAGATACCTATTAACCTGTTGATTGATTAATGGTAAGTACTTTTTGATAATCTTAGACTTTACACCACTATCTTTTAATAAAGAGTATGAAAAATCATGATACTGTATCGAATCTTTTTTCAATAACAATTCATCATAAACTTGAGTTAGACTCTTATTAAATTTTTCTAACTTGTCATGTTCAGTATTTCTGTTTGCAATGTTCTCGGTAATAGTTTGAATTTCAAGTTCAAGGTCTCTGATTTGTCTACGACACCCAGAAATCTTAATGTTGTTTTGAGAAGCGCCATTAGTTAGTTTTGAAATTTCCTTAGATAGAGAAGTAAATTGACGCTCTCGCTCTTCTTCCTCTTTAATTGCCTCCTCTAGTTCTTTATAACCAGATTGCAACTCCTTTGCTTTATTTTGAGCGTCTGTAATTCTATTTAGTCTAAAGGTCTCATCAATCTCCTGTGTACAAGTAGGACAAACCGTATTTTCAGTAAAAAACTTATGCTCTTTGGTAATCGTAGATACTTTTTGCGATATTTTACCTTTAAGATTTCCTAACTTACGAAGTTTATCGGCATATCCAGAAATTAATTCTTGCTCTCGGATGAGTTCCTGAAGAGGTTCTTCTATAGAATTATTTTCTTCGATATAAATGCCAATTTCAGTATCTAAATTGGCAATTTTTTCTTTATTGGCATTTATATTGGCATTACTGAGATTTTCCAACTCCTCAATAAAGTTTTTTTGTAAATCAACTTTATCTTTAAAAGAAGACTTCTTAAGTTCTAGAGTTTTTATATCCTCTCTAAGAGTTCTAAGTTTTTCTTTAATAACAACTGTCATATGAGAAAAAATCTTAATATCCAAAAGATCTTCAATAACCTCCCTTCGGTTTGAAGGAGTCAATTGCATGAAAGGAACAAAATTGCTACTACCAAGAATCACAATCTGAGTAAAAGATTTATAATTCATTTTCAGAACATTTTGCTCAAACCACTTCTGCTGGTCTACGGCAGATGCGTTTTGATCCATCAAAGATGAGTTTTTATATATCTCAAAAATATTTGGTTTAATTCCTCTGCGAATTAAAAAATTATTTTTACCAATAGAAAACTCAATTTCAACTAAACAATCTTTTTCATTTGTTGAGTTAATGAGTTGTGGTTTATTGATACCACGAAAAGACTTTCCAAAAAGAGAAAAAGTCAGAGCATCCAGAACAGTACTTTTACCAGCACCATTGGATCCAATGATTAGTGTTGTATTATTTTTTTGGAAATTAATTTCCGTAAATTGGGTTCCAGTCGAAAGAAAATTTTTCCACCGAATTGTTTTAAATAAAATCATCTTCTTCTATATTATCAGGAGGAATTACAATATCATTTGAAGTAAAAATGGCATATTCATAACCGTTTCCTTCACAGGCTTGAATTAAAATATCAGCATCTATTTCCATAGTTCTCATTTTTGGAAAATCTTTATCTTCCAACATCATAGCAAATCTACTGGCATCATCTTCCTGTTCAAACATATAAAGGATCTGATGACCATCTTCACTTTTTGCAGAATATGCACCCTGTTCTTCATGACCATCTACCGTAATTATAAACATTTTATGCCATTTCGCACGCTTCCTGATAAACTTCACGAATCAGATTTTTTAAGATTGATTTATCTAATTCAATTTCTGATTCTTGAATATATCTATCTAGTATGGAAAAAGTATCTTCTGATTCAAAATGACTAATGTCTTCAACTTCTTGAACTTGGAAATTTTCAACAATCTTCAAATCCTGAACATTTGATTCATAAAGTTTATCAAGAAACTTTTCAAATTCTTTTGGATTAGTTTTCTTTCTAACAATTACTTTAACAATTTTATTTGTATATTCATCAAACTGAAAATCTTTTGAAAGAGTATCTTCATAATAAATGTTATAAAACATCTTAAATGGATTATCTACATGGAAGTGCTCTAGAGTTTCAGTGTCAAAGATAGTAAATCCACGAGTATCATTTACATCCGTCCAGTAAATTTCATATGGATTTCCCAGATAAAAAACCTTTCCATCATTCGATCTAGTATGATAGTGCCCAGAGAAAACACGGTCGAATTTATCGAATAATTTACTATCCAACCCGTGTTCCATTACAATTTGACGATTAACTCTAAATCCTTGAAGTTCAAGGTGCCCCATAGCAACTTTACTGGATGTCTTTTTAACAAGTTTTAAAGTTTCTTTTTCATTTTCCTGGTTAATCCAGGGTAATAGAAGTATATTTAAGTCACCAACACAAATCTCTGTTGGTTTACTATACGTTTTAACATTCGGATAATTCTTTAACAAAAGTTCCGGAGAGTTTATTGTATTAGTGTTCTTATAGTAGGTATCATGATTCCCTACAATCATATGAACATTACAATTTTTCAATGGTTCAAATACCACTCGTTTTGCCCATTCAAGACTCTGATAATCAATAGATTTACGACTATCAAAAGCATCTCCCATATGGATGACTGTATCAATCCCGTACTGTTCCAGCGTCGGGAAAAACACATTCTTATAGAATTGCTCAAAATAATCATGAAATGATTTAGAACCCTTACGAGCACCGTAGTGAGTATCTGTGATGATTGCGATTTTCATCAATAACGAAGTTTCATCTGAACGTTTTCCTTGATGCTATTATAGTCGGAATAGTTGCCACCGTCAATCTGGTTGTCATCCACGAAGACTTCATCATATCCAGTCTTCTCTAGAATCTTGTTCTTAATCTCTAATTGACGCTTCTCCCTTTGAATTCTTCTCAAAAATGCGTAGTGAATAATTTGAGTAAAGTATGCAAAGGGGTTTGTTGATTTTGCTGGGTCAAAGTTATGAATGTACTGAACGCAATTTTCAATACCATCAGAAATCATATCATCAATAAAAATATAATTGATGAAGTTTGTTTTATAAGATAAGTGTGTCGCAATCTTTAAAAAACATTCGCCAAGGTAATTTGGAATTGGTGGTTTTCCTTCCCAATGCTTACCTCTTTCTTGCTTTGGTAACTTTGTCAAGTCTTCATTAAACTTTTCTTTGTAAGAAGCTTCTACGCTTTTTCTATAAAGAACCATTGCTTCCAAGAGTTCTTTATTATTGACGTAGTGCTCCGACCTTTTTCTTTTTGTCATTATCGGAGTTGGTTCGGATTGAATTATCTTCACATTTGAAGTGGAAATCATAAAATACTCAAATATATATAAAACTAATTATACCACCGAACAAAGTTATACACAAGACTTGACACGGGTATCTAATTTCGTATATAATGTGCCTTGTCACCAATGATGAATATCAATTAGCTATTATTATAGAGTTTCTCTAAGAGCTCTTTTGCTTCAGTGACACTAGAGATATATCCTTGTTTTCTAGAAAGATTTGGTTTTCCATTTTTAACATTATAAAGTTTTCTAGAAAATTCTTGATGCATCATAATAATATCGATATCATTAGACTCTGATATTGTTAGTACTTGTTCCATATTAATAATGAACATATCTTCTCTTGTTGTCTTCAACCAAGGCTCTACCTTATATCCAACAGTCCCCTTTCTAGAAGTTATTTCGGAAACTTGAATTGGATTAATCAGTATTAGATAATGGTCATTCTCTTCTTCAGAAGGCATTACTCTAGCAAATATTTCTTCACTTGTTTTCAACTTTATTGTTGCATAAAAATCTTCTTCCATAAGTCTTATATGTTAATTGTGATTATTTCGTAATTAAATCGCTCTTCATTGTAAAGTTTTATTCTTTCAATAAAATGATTTAGTGTATAATTTTTCTTTGAATTGTGAGTGCAGTCATCAGAGATATCATAAAGTATTGCTTTCTCTTTATTTGATCCTTTTCTTAAGACTCTTCCTATTGATTGCAAGTTTCTAATTTTTGATTTACTGGGCGATGCAAAAACTACATTATGCAAATTCTTAATATTAATTCCTGTAGAAAAAACTCCATAAGAAGCAACTATGATGGCATTATTTTCTCTTTCAGTAATTTCTCTAACTAATTCTCTTTCTTCAGTATTAACTCCACCGTGAACAAAAAATACTTTTTGATTTTCGTTCTTACTAGTATTTATTAAATTGAAAAGAGGCTCTCCATGTGCTTCAATTCGTGAAAACAGAATAAGAGTATTTCCTTTTAAATCTAAAGCAAGGTTCTTAATAAAGTTATTTCTTTTTTCGTGTCCTATAATATACTGTATTTCATCTTCAAAGACGTTAAATCTTTGAGGTGGATGCTTCAATACAATACAGTTAATATCCAACTTAGAAACATGACCTTGCTCCATTAACTCAATAGTTCTGGTAATCTTATAAGAAGGACCAAACACCCCCTCTAATACCCACTTATGTGTTTGAGTTCCATCTAATGTTCCAGTAAATCCAAATCTATACTTTGCATGATGAAGATTTGACATTATCTTAATTAAAGACTTACTTTTAAAAAGGTGCGCCTCGTCACCAATCACAACATTAAAATCTTCAAACCAAGTCTTTTCAAGTTTGTAAATTGATTGCCAAGTTGTTATAATAACTTGAGATTTAGTTTCTCTTTCCTTCCCCGCATAAATTTTATGGCAATATGACTCAGCATCCCAACCATAATCCTGGAAATCCTTGTACATCTGCTCTACTAGAGATGTCGTCGGAACAACTAAAAGAATTCTTTGCCCTTTACCCACATAATATCTTACGAGGCAATAAATCATCAGTGATTTGCCACTGGCAGTGGGGCTTATCAATAATTTTCGATTATACCTTAGAGCACTATATACTCCCTCAATTTGATAAGAACGAGGTTTGTGGGAGCATATAGAGTTCATATAATCATTCACACCCTCCTTTGAAATATTCTCATTTATTTCAAAAGGTAGACCGTAAAACTTATTTTCTCTAAATTCGTAAGTGTAATTGTATAGTTTTAATTTATCAATGACTTTATCCAACAACCCAGCATATATCTCTCCAGTATGAACTGAAAGAAGTCTTATGGTTCCATCCCAATGACGATTTCTCATCTGAGGCATAAACTTTGCCCCTGGAACTTCAAAGGTAAAATGTGTTTGGAGTTCATATAAAATATGAGGTTCACATTCTAACTTGATGTAAACCTCATTCTTCTTATGAATTATTACGTCACTCATAGAATTATAAAGATTCTATGAGTATTTAGTGTATCATCCCAAACCTGATTGGAATCTCATATATTCAATTGAATTTTTTATTTGATAAGTTCTATTGTGAATCATTTTAAGAATGTCTTCAATATAACCTAACATAATATCATAGTATTCAACTTTTAATGATATTTGAGAAAGTTTCTCATCTGCATCCAAATATTTCTGCATAGAGTCTTTATCCCTAATTTTTTTAGGAAATGGATTCTCCACATAAACATCAGGATCCGCTTTTCCAGAATAGTACTCATATCTCTCGTGTTTTATATTTTTCTTTTGCTGCTCTGCTCTTTTCCTAAGTAGTAAAATATTATTATAAATGTCGAAATATTTTGCATGTAATCTTGGAGTATTCAAAGATTCTGTATGAAGATTATCAATATCCATCTTTGAATCGTTTTCCCACATTTCTTGAATTAATTCAAGATTAAAATTCATAGATCATTTCCATTGCGATTAACTATATTATACACCATATACTTAAAACTTACATCTGCCGTCAAGTAATTAATGTCCTCTTCAGTCGCATCAAATTGTAGAGTTGATAGAGAATATGGAAACATTGAACGAAATATAACCTGGAAGTTGAAGTTATTATTACTATTTAAAACTAGAAGAGTTCCATCCGAATATAAGTTCATTTGAGATTTTTGTGGTTGCTCAAATTTTTCATAATTTTTTTGAAAATCATGAATTTGTTTTAAGGACTCTGGATATCCCAAACCTCTCATCCAATTTTGAATTTCCATATAATTGGATAAATCTTCATCAACCAAAAATCTTAATGTAAAATCACCAAAGTCCATTTTATCTCCAGGAATTGGAATATCCTTTAGATATGTTGGTTGATTTGCTACTCCCAAAGTAATATCTGGTATATTTGCTGAGTTTGCAAAGAAAGCAACCTTAGGTGCTCTATTTAATGTAAACTTAAATCCAACTGGTGCAAGAAAGTTTCTATTTTCAATTTGACCAGAAAAAGGAGTTTTTACCATTTTTTTCTAACTATTTAGATAAAAAAAGAGGGTCCGAAGACCCTCTGAGAAAAGTAGGTTTAAACCAAATGGATCACATAAGGTTCTTAACTTGTACTCTTCTGTAGTATACGTTGGAATTGGTTGTAAGATTACCAAGTCCTCTTGCTGCACCCTCTGCGAATGGGTTGGCAACCATACCATAACGAGTCTTAAACCCGATTTTTGGTTGGAAGGTGTTCTCTCCAACGGCACGAACCATCTGGAGGGGAACATATGGGCAATAGAACAGACCAGCGTCATAAGGTGAAGAACCCTTGTATCCAACAGTGTAATACTGAGCATTACTTGTGTTTGCTGAATATGGGTCAATGTAAACGCGGAATTTGCCCATCAGAGTACCAGCAAAGGTGTTGCCAGTATCATCAACGTTGAGGTTAGCATTGAGTGCTGGGGTGTAATCAAGAACACCAGCCATGCTTAGAGCGGAAGCAACGTCTGCAGAGCAGATGATTACGTTACCCTTTCCTCTACGAGTTTGCTGAGCGATTGCGTTTGCATCACGCTCGATTTGGAACAGAAGACCCTTGAACTTCTCAACACTCCAACGACCGTTTGAGTCGATGTCGAGGTCGAATACTCCAGGAGTAGCAACGTTGTTTCTAGCACCAGACTTAGCAACCTTATAGATGGTTCTGATGACTTCACGGTTGATTTCAGCAAGAATCTCAGTTGAGAGAATGTTTGCTAATTCCGCTTCAGCATTCAGACCGTGGATTGCCTTGAGGTCTTGAGCAAGCTCAAGTGAGTACTCGGCTTTCAGAGCGCGTGACTTTGCTTCAACAAGAATCTTCTCGATTGAGAATGACATCTCGTTGAAAGTAGTGCCTGAGCTACCAAGTGCTTCTGCCTCATCGGTTCTCATTCCCTGACCAGTTGTATAGAGAAGTTCAGATTCTCCATCTGGATTCAGAAGTCCAGGGTTGCTTCCAGTTTGAGGGGAAGTTGTACCCATACCAACGGCACCATTGGTGAATCCGTCTGATAGGTTGTTTTGTGAGTTCTGACCAGAGAAAGCACTATTTGCTTCGTTGTAGAATGCCTCATCAGCAGTTGAAGGATCGCGGTCGGTTCCATAGGTGGAACGCATTGCGAAGATAAGTCCAGTAGGACCAGTCATTGGTTGAACGCCTGCAACATCATAAGCGATGAGGTTAGGCATTGAACGTCTGATTAGTGAAATCAGAACGGGGTCGAAACCAGCTGAAGGACCGCCTGCAGCAGCAGCGCCTCCAAAACCAGCACCACCAACACCACTGCTCAAATCAGCAGTTCCTGTGCTTGTGGTTGGGGCTTCGTAAAGCATTCCTTGATTGTGGAATGCACTCTCTTCTCTTAAAAACTTTTCTTGGTTTTCGAGCAGGACAGCGGTTACAGCCTTTCTGTGTGAATCCTTGATTGAATCAAGACCTTCGTAGTTCAGAAGGGGTGCCCACTTTTCCTGCAGATGCTCGGAATGGAACATTTGCTTGTACCTTTTTTTGTGGATGTTTACGTTTGATTTAATATTAAATTCAGTTTTTTGCAACTGTTGAAAGTGTTCTGAGATAAGCACTCATCGCAGGCGAATGTGATTCAACTGCAACATCTACTCCCTCTGAAAGGGTTTCAACTTTTGCTTGTTCAGAAACTGTCTTCTTAGGGAAATATGATTCCTTAAGCGTTTCTAGTTTTTCACGATATTGTGTCTCACTTTCAAACTCAACACTTTCGGAAAGTGAAGCGAGCTTCTCCTTCTGAGTGACTGCGAGTCCCTCAGAGATCTCATCGAAAATTCTATCTGCAACCGACTCGGAGAGGCGATTATTGAGCAGAATGTTTCTTTCGATTTGCTCGTTGAGTTTTGTCTCCATTTCATCAAGTTTATCTACCATGCTCTCTAATACATCATATTTCTCTTCAGGGATTTGTACATAATGTTCTTCAAAAAGATTCTTCATGCCAGAAAGGAATGACTCTGTGAGTTCTTCCTTAAGACCTGCCTGAACGGCAAGTTCGTTTTGAGCGATCCATTCATCAGCAACATACTCAAGATATGCATCGACTCTCTCTTGAAGTTCGCTCTTGATTTCTTCAACAGACTCAATAATCTGTTGTTCAAACTGAGCTTCATATTGCTCTTCAAGAGCTTCTTTGATTTGAGCAACTTTTGATCTTAAAGCAGACTCAAATACGATTCTGGACTTTTCTTGATATTCTTCGGAAAGTCCTTCCTCTTCATTGATATTTTGAAGAGCTTGTAGATCTTCTTCAATATCAAATGACTCTTTTACTTTTTTCTTTTCATCATCATCTTCTTCCTCTTCATCACCTTCCTCTTCATCTCCCTCTTCGTCACCTTCCTCACCATCTTCGGTATCTTTCTTCTTAGCTTCAGTAACAGTCTCTTCTTCTTCGAGTTCTTCTTCAATCAGGTCTTCATCTTCCAGATCCTCATCTTCTTTGATGGCATCTGACTTCTTAAGAACCTTCATAGGTTCAGCACCCTTAGCACCCTTAGTAACTGCTGAAACAGACTTCAGACCTGAAGGCTCTTTTAGTTTTGCAGAATCGTCATCAACCTTATAGTTGTCTGGGGTAGGTCCACCTAGGTCTTCCCAGTTACCTGTTTGACCAGGTGTAGAAACTCCAGAAGCATTTGAGTGTGACATTGCTTCACCTGCCTTTGCACCAGCATTGACAGCAGTTCTGGATTGCTTAGTGCCTACTTCCATTTCTTGTAAATTTGTACCACGAGACATTT